GGGTACACCAAACTTTTTAGCTAAATACAATGCTGTCTCTTCCGAGGACACAAGCAAGTTCATTAACTGAGGCCCGAACATTCCATTCACCATTTCTAAGAAACGGCTTACTGCCATTATATCCTGATTTGCCTGTGCTTGTGCAAGAGGAGAAATGCTTTTTATTTTTACTTCTCTACCATTTACAGTAGGCAACTCAATACGCCCTTGCTTGCGTAGAATATAAACTACACGCTGTAGAATAGGCTGTACCATCTCTGCCTGCAGTCTACCAAAGGCAGCACCAATACGTCTGCTCAAGTCTGCCATACGCTCGGCAACCTCTGTTGCTGATGCTGGTGTGCGGTTTGGGTCGCCTAGCATATCATTATATAGCGCACGTTTAATATTATTACGCATATCATTTAAGATTAAATTAGCTACATTGAAGTCACCAGCAGCGCGAATTGGTTGTAAGCCACCACTGCCAGGGGCTTTAGGGATGACAGTGCCAGGCATAAGATTGATTGTGTCTACGTTAATAATACCATCATCATCCATCTGATAGATACCAGATACAGCCATTTGAGCGTTTTCAAGTATTAACTCAATGGTAAGATTAGTTGTTTTAATTGCACTCAATGCATTAACCAATGGGCCGCGCCCATATGTTTCACCTGAAGCTTTTGACCACCGAAAACATACAAATGGATTAGAGCCTACGCCCTCATAGTTTTCCATGAAAAGCATCTTTTGTCGGTCAATATCAATAACAAAGAAACCATACTTTTCTTCATTTGGCTTTTCGTACAGTCTGCAAACAATCTCAATAATCTTAGTTTTTACATCTGGATTGTTCTTCATCATTGACTCCATTTCTGGAGGCAACTCAGCCCTAGGATAAACTATCTGTATATCAGAACAACGTATTTCACGCTCTCGATAGACATGATCAATCCTATCATCGGGGCCACTTTCAAGCACAAGCTGCGGTAGTGGTATCGCATTAAAACGAATGGGGTTAATTGCATCACCCTCTTCAACAATCAAACATGCAGTGCCAACAGCAAGGTCTAGGAATGACTCATGCACTTCTTGGCTAAAGTTTGAGTTCTGAAGTATCTCAAAGATATACTCAGTTACTTTGTCGAGTTCGTTGTTAACTTCGTCAGCATCTTCCTCAGCCATTTCTGACCCAGCGATAAAGTCTGCCCAACGTGCAAAGTTAGGGACAAGCCCAGCTTGTAAACGCGATGCAAACTCTTGGACACCAACAACTGCAGTTTCGTCAAATATTTTGTCATCTCTTCTCTGCCCCTTTGTTTCATAATGAAACCCTGCTCTCTGCGGCAGGGCATAATCATAACACTCTTCATACAACTCTTCGAATTGAAGTCTTTCAGCTTTAGCTTTACGATACTTCTCAAGATAATATTTAGCAGCATCTTTCATTTTATTTTCCTAATTTTTCTTTGCACTGCTTTTGGCAAGCCTTCAAAGTGAAAAAGCTTTTTACTTTTGCTTGAGTGCTTTGCACCAGAATGTACTTCACCATTAGGCATCTTGTGTGTGCCACCAGTATGCTTTGTACCATCTTTAAGATAATGACTTACCGATTTACCCATAATACGGTCTTCTTGCTGCAGGCCTTAATAAACTTCTGCGTTGCCCCGCAAATGATCTTAATTGATTTCTACGAGCCTGGCGCTCCTGCTCACGCTCACGAAATTTTGCTTCTTCTTTTAGTCTAGCCTCTTCTTTTTGTTCAGGCGTTGCATCCTCTGGAACTTCTACAGTTTCTATTGGCGTCTCTTCTGGCTGAGGCAGGTCTTCAAAAATTGGAGTTCTTGAGCCTACAGCTACCTCTATTGCATCAACTTTTTCTTCAACCTGTTCTGCAAGAGTTGGTGGTGGCGGTACATACTCAGTAGGTACAGTTATATATCCAAACGCACTATCAGCTTGAGTGTCCATTGTATAAAATTTATCACCTTGTTTTATAACTTGATTGCCTTTTGAATCTGTATAATTACCTGGTGAAGTTTCATTAAGACCTTTTGGTATTATTAGCGATTTAGCTTGTTTTGCTTTAGCTTGTGTAGTTTTTTGTTGTTTTGTTCTTGGCTGTATCATACTAGCTATATTGCCAGCATTTGCATAATTACCAAAACCCATTGAAAAGCTAACCATCAGTTGACTGCCTTACTGCTGCTGGTAAAAAACCTTCACCACTACTGCCACTCATAATTAATGATCGCCGACCAACACCTTTGCGTTTACGAGCAACAGTTTGCTGCAAACGCTCTTCTTTAAGTTCTGCTTTTTCTGCCGCAGCTTGTTGTGCCATTATCTTTGCTTGCTTTGCCTGTTCGTCTAACTGACGAATGATAGCATCATTACGGGGGTCGGGCCCCTCTGGTCGTAAACCTAATAATCTACCTACTGCTTTCAAACACATAATATACTCCTAAATTCCTTATAGCCTTGCCCACAGTCCTTGTCTACGCTTTCCTTTTGGTTTTCTTGTGAACACATCATAGTCGCTACGAGCATTAAATACCTTTGCTTGTCTCGAATTGCCTAGTACTTCGCGGCCTTCGCCAGCCCCAAGCATAAGATATTGCAGTGCATCATGTATATGTGAAAATCTATTTTTATCTGGCTTGTCATCATAACGCTCACCAGATACTTGTATTCTACGATATTGATACCCGCCCTCAAAACCTTTGATTGTTTCCTTACATCTTTGATCAATCATAAAGCCAGGATGCCCATCAACCATTCTATTAAGTGGCGCAGCAACAGCTTCAATACGCAGACTTACATCGTTGCTTGGTGCGGGACGAGCCATTAAACCCGCCCCACGTAAAACCTGAAATGGAGTGGACTCATCAGTCTGCGCTCTAAAATCACCACTAGGGTCGCCATATATATTTACTTCACAAGCACCATATCGTGTTGCTATCTCCTGCCTCAGTATCTCAGAGAAACGAACTATACCCATATCAAAAGCAACTATCTCTTGCAAAACAAGCCATCTACCGCGCACCTTTTGCCCAAAGATAGCGGCTGGTGTAAGCCCAAAGTCTAGCCCACAGAATACTGGCATACCTGCTGCAACAGGTATTTCTTCTTGTGCAACATGAGTATCACGCACAAACATATTATAGATTGGCTTACCATCTTGGATTGCACCAAGCCTGTTCATTACATAGACATCAATCCAGCTTTTGCTCTTACCATTAATTAAATTCTTATAATAAGTATCGAGCATGTTCTTAGAGTTCTCAGCATCCTTATTGGGCAGATACTCGTCTACATTGCCATCTTCATCACGCTTCTCAACCATGCCAGGCGGTTGTGTAAAGAAAAGCCAGTTGTCTGGCTTGACAAGCATCTTAGCTTCTTCAGCATTGATATAATCTGGCACTGGTGCTTCACCTGACATAATAGACCACCAGTGGTCTTCTTCTGGTGCGTTAGTATCTGCAATTACACCTGACCAACTTGGGCCGCCTTCACGCATACTGGGATATCTGCCGACACGCATCGTACACGCATCAATGATAGACTTAGGCAATTCTCTTGCCTCATTAATCCATATGCCTGTCAACTCAAGTGACAATAGCTTTTTCACATCCTCTGGTCGATCAAGAGCTAAGAAGATAACTTCTAAGTCTAGGTCGCCTTTCTTAATATGATGAGTATATGGAACAGACCATGTAAACTTGCCCCAGTCATTCTCTGGAAACCAATCTAACCATGTCTTGATAGTTGTAGTTCTTAGCTGTGGGTTGGTATTACGGATGATAGCCCATCTACTCTGGCGTATCCCATCCTTATTCTGCTCCTGCATACACGCTCTGCGAAACACCTCAACAGAACATCCAACAGACTTGCCGCTACCAACAGGGCCGCGAATACCACGAAAGAAGGAGTTATCCTTCATAAAGTCTTTCAGTACCTGTCCATCAGGTTTGTATTTAAAGTTCGTCAACTTTGTGGTCTACCCCAAATTTAAGCATACGCTCCACAACGTCAGGGCCGATAACTGCAATCATTTTGTCAGCTTCTCTATCAGTCTGAAACTCTGCGGGGTGATATGCAAGATGCACCTTCTTAACAATTGTTCTAAGCATTCTACGCTCTTGATCGTTTAAGGTGTGTAAGAATCCATTGCTAGATGTAATCTGGTTCATGCTCTGTAGCTTCTTGTCTTCCTGGCAATGGCACGAGGTTGTTTAGAAAACTGCTTGCCAGCCTTTTTGTCTTTGCGTTTTTTTCTTGTTGTTGCTGCATATTCGGCTGCAGATAGTCTTTTGATAGCAGCACTAGGTAAATACCTTTCACCAGTCTTAGCAGAGGGCTTGCCACTTTTGGTTCGCCATCCTTGCTTAGTCCACTTAACTAAAGACTCTTGAGACTTTTTGCGTGCCATTAGTTTCTATACCCACCGCCAGCTTTCTTGTAAGCACGAGCAAGCATCTGTGCTTTACGAGCAGACCATTGACCAGGATTACCACCCTTGCCACCAGCCTTAATACGATTAAACAAGTTTTTACGCATTGTAGGCTTAGTATAGTTACCAGCCTCGTTTACTTTAGACTTAGCCATTACTTTTTCTTTTTAGCTAAGACGCGTTTTTGTAGTGAGCGCGGCAGTGTCTTTTGTTTGGGTGTAAGAAGAGATTTTTTCTTCTTCTTCATACCACTCATTTTACTGCCAGATGAACTCATACCATATGCCATCATGTGTCTCCTTCAGGTCTGTTTTCTTCCTGCTGTTCCGCTATCTTACGAAGCTCCTCAATCTCTTCCTTAGATAACGCATCTTCTAGTTTAGCCTTGTCTGTTGTTTGCATAATTGCCTCCAATACCTTTACTCTAACCTTTATTTCAAAAACTTTTTCTACGCTTTCTTCTTTGCTTTGTTTCTGCGTGAAATAGCGGCGGCTTTCTTTCTCGCGTCTCCTTTCGAAGATGCGCCCCACGCTTTTAATGATAGTAGTAATCTTGTTGGCCTCCCTTTCGAATCACGTTCAGGACCACGCATGCCTGCCATCCTAGCAAGAAAAGATGCGCGTCTAGGGTTGTCACCAGACTTAACTGGTGGCCTGAGCGTCCCCTTCTTGTACGATGCCCGACCCGCTGCGTTCAATCCCCCCTTCGGGTTCTTGCCCTCCTTGCGTGTCCATGCTGGTGTCTTCGCCATCTAATGACTCCTGCTCATCTTTATATCTAGTTGTATAATCATTACCACGCCAAGTAAAGATGCTTTGACCTGCACCGCGACTACGGGCAAAGGCTTCGCCAAAACCTAGCACATCTAAATTATTTGGTTGTTCAACCTCTGGCAAAGGTGTTGCTTCAAGAACTGCGTTCATCTTATCAAGGCGAGATTTGGTTAATGGGTTTGTCCTAAACTTAGGAATAGGCGCAGTCTCTTCAATACCAAAGTAATCATCCATTGCGTCAGACACAGCCTCCATTACTGGGGGTATTCTAATATCAATATTAATGCTGTCTTCTTGGAATTGACTAGCAAACCAATCAGTACTCGCTGTAACACTCTGATCAATCTGCTCGGCTAGACCCTGTGCATAGCGCCTGCCAGCAGTAAGAATATTATTATTTTGTGAGGGGTCACTAGCATCTACTAACTGATAACCACCATCATTCGTACGCTTTGCAACCACATGATCCATCAAAGTATCTGTCTGAAAGCCAAGGAAGTTAGAGCTTGTTTCAACCTCAACCGCATCTGGATTGGCAGTAAAGTATTTATCAAGCGCATGCTTAATAGTGCCTAGCACTTCAGGAGAAAACTTATCTGTAGTTATGTTTTCTTCTGCAATGCTGTCAGTAGATAACTCGTTCTCTATAGCGTCCATAAAACGAGAAAAATAATTTGAACCAGTTTTGTTTACCACTTCCTTATGCTCATCACGAATAAAGTCTTCTGACTCTGCTTGAGCATTTACGATTCTACCTGCACTACGCATAGGCTCAACAAGGTCTGAAGGTGCTGGCCCCAGGTCAATATAAACCTCTCTATCATTCTTTTTAGATACGCCAAAGATACCACTGGGCATAAACATGCGCTCCACGCGATCAACAACCCTCTTGCTCTTAGACGTATCTGCTTCATGGAAGTCATAAGTATCAACAACAATCAAATGACCTCTATCATCTATAAAGGTATCAGACTTACCTAAACTAGTCTTTGCTGCCTGCTCTGGACTAAGAGAAGTAATAATCTGTGATAACTGATCAAATGTACCCATCCCTGCCTGATTTGCCGCAACAAGAATGTCATCACTGCCAACACGATAATCATTATAACTGTTTGTATATTTGCCAGCACGGGCGTTCTTAATCGCAACCTCTCTGATGACACCAAGTGTTGAGTCAGTAAACGACTGGGAAGTAATAGGCATAGCTTGACCTAAATCCACACCAACTCTTTCTGCCAATGAGATGGCTACCTGCTGGGCAAGCAATTCAAAATGGTCAGTAGATATAGCCATAAGATACCCTTTAGATAAAAAATATTTCTAAGACACAATATCAAACAGAACCTATTTGAGAAGCAAGTCTTTTTTTTACGAGCCTTGAGAAGAAATAATGTTTGTATAAGACCACTGGCTAGCAACTGTCAGCGACTTTTTGACCCCTAGTCCGCTTAGCTTAAGTCTATGTTGACGCTAATATCCCCTGCGTGTAGGTGCATGTGTTTGTCG